CTCTGAATTACTTCACTACATTAACTACCTAGAGAATGAGCTGTAGTGCATGGTTCAGTAGCCCAGTGCCCCCTGAGGAGTCCCCAGAGCCGATCTTAGCGATCTGCGTAGGGCACAGCCGTAGGGTGGACATGGGGGCTTCCTCTTGTGACAACACAACCACCGAGTGGGACTACAACCTCCGGGTCGCTAAGGCAATGGCGTCTCACCTCAACACGCTTGGGGTCCCTAGTGTTATTGTCTGTGAGTATCAAGGGGAGGGCTACTCAGAAGCAATGGAGTGGCTCGGTAAGGAACTCAAAGCTAAGAAGGTCAAAGCGGCCATAGAGCTTCACTTTAACTCAGCAGGGGAGTCAGCCCACGGAAGCGAGATGCTCCACTGGCACAGGTCAAGCAAGGGCAAGGCGCTCGCCGAGTGTCTACAGGAGTCTGTTGTTAATGAATTTAAAACTAGGAGCAGGGGAGCTAAAGGACGCACAGGGCAACAACGAGGCTCAAAGTTCCTCCAAGTAACCCCATGCCCCTCTGTGATCGCTGAGCCGTTCTTTGGGTCCAATGAGGACGAATGGGACCAATTTAAACTTAACCACCTCGGCCTGGGTGTTGCTTTAGCTACCGGATTCAACAACTACTATCACCTTGGAGCCACCTCAAAACCGAGTGAGTAAAATAGAAAAGCCATTAGTCGATGACATCGTTAAGGTGGTATTTCTCGACCACGCACAGGACTTAGGGCACCCTCTGAGCTGCACTGTGTATGGAGTAGTGGAGTATATAGATAAAACCTACGTTAACATTTTAACATGGCACCCTACCAACAAGGAGGACCCAAGTGTGGCTGCTAACCAAACAGTATACACAATCATACGGAGTTGCATAAAGCGGCTCAAAGTATTAACTTAAACTTTCATTGCGTCCAATAAACCCAAGGACATCAAACCATAAACCCTCAGCCTGATGCGTCAGACAACTGATTGTTTCGTTGGTGACTAACGACTACGGACAAAGTAAACAAAACCAAAAACTATAACAAAAACTTATTATGGCACTAGATAACTACCCATCAATTCCGGGTAAGGTCAATGGCTCAGGGGCACGCACCGGATCTACCGGAGGCACGCTTTCTGCTGACAATGCCCTTTTCCTGAAAGTATTTAGCGGTGAGATTCTTACGGCGTTTGACGAATCAAATGTTGCAAAGGACCTCATCATGACTCGCACGATTTCCAGTGGAAAGAGCGCACAGTTCCCAGTAACAGGCAAGGCAGAAGCTAAGTATCATGTTCCTGGCAATGACCTCCTTGGCACTGGCGACTACTTGTCCCAGATTGCACACAGCGAGAAGGTAATTAACATTGACGACATGCTCGTTGCTTCGACTCTTATTCCAAGAATTGATGAAGTTAAGAACCACTTCGACCTACGTAGCATCTACGGGAAGGAACTTGGTAAAGCACTGGCTAAGCGTCTGGACATCCAGATCCTTAAGACAATGTTTGCTGCGGGCCTTACCACGACTCCAAACTACACTGGGGGTCCTACTGGCACCGAGATCTTTGGAAGTAACGTGGACACCATGACTGCTGGAGGACTTGTTGATGCACTCTTTGAGTGTGCTCGCGTCCTTGACGAGAAGGAAGTCCCATCGGATGGCCGTTACGCTATCCTGACTCCGTTCCAATACTACAAGTTGCTCACTGCTGACAACGTAGCCATCAACAAGGACACCTCGGGTGGCTCTGCTGACGCTTCTAAAGGCAGCATTATTGAAGTTGCAGGAATTCGCCTCTACAAGAGCCCACACCTTGCTGGTGTTCAGGTTGCCGTAGGTAGTCAGACGGGTGATGATGCGAACGTAGCGAACGCCCCATTTGCGGGCACTGCTGTTACGAACGATGACTCGGGTTACAATGGTGACCTTTCGGGTGTTGCTGAGATTCAATCAGGAAGCACCTTGAACAGCCACGGTTTCGTTGCTGGCCATTCGTCTGCTGTTGGTTGCGTTAAGCTCCTCGACCTCGCTACTGAGTCCGAGTATCTCATTGAGCGTCAGTCCACCTTGTTTGTTGCTAAGTATGCAATGGGCCTTGGTGTTCTTCGCCCTGAGTCTGCTGTTGTGGTCAATACCACTTCATCTGCTGCTGCTTAATAGCACAATCCATTAAATTCATGCCTCGTCCTCATTAAGTTAGGGGCGGGGCATTTTTTCATTTTTACAATTATGCCACTCACTACAAAACTCGAAGCCGTCAATACGATGCTGAGCACCATTGGGGAAAGCCCAGTGACTCAAATCACTGTTACTTCCTCACTGCCTATCTCTGCTGTCACAGCAATCACAGTATTGGACGAAGTTAATCGCGAGGTTCAGTCAGAAGGGTGGCACTTCAACACGGTTAATAAGCAAACGCTTAGCCCTAACGGAAGCAATGAGATTGTCTTGACTGACGATGTCATGCACGTTGACTCCCTGGATAACTCTAAAGACTTAGTGCAACGAGGCAGTAAGCTTTTTAACAGGACAGACAACACATTCACTTTCACAGGGAACATTGACGTTCGCTTAATGTCCCTTTTAGATTTCACAGACCTCCCTGAGCAAGCCCGGAGATACATCACACTCAAAGGCTCACGGGTCTTCCAGACGCGCACAGTCGGGTCCCAGGAGCTTGAGCAACAGATCCTCCGGGACGAACTTAAAGCCCGATACACCCTCGAAGAGATGGACGGCCAAGGGGCTGACAGGACCATCTTTGACAACTACGACGTTGCTTCACTCCTTGGGGTTAATCGCAACTACGATCTCCTCTAATAATGCCTTTAATTAATACATCATTACCAAACCTCATCCAAGGGGTTAGCCAGCAGCCAGACGCCACACGGTTCTCTGGGCAGTGTGACGAGCAGGTTAACTTCATGAGTAGTGTTGTTGATGGATTAACAAAAAGGAACGGCACCAGGTTTGTTAGAAGACTCGGTGCGGCTGACCTTACCCTCTCAGGGGACAGCTTCATTCACTTCATCAACAGGAGTGAGACTGAGCGATACGTCATGATGCACAATGGCACCAAGCTCTATGCCTACAATGTCCTCAGCGGGGACGAGGCGAGCATCAATGGGGCCACTGGGGGCTACACGGCAGCAGGGACTTACCTTGATGTCTCAGGCAGCACTGAGTCAGCCAGGGACACACTAAGGGCCACTACGGTCGCTGACGGGACTTTCCTGATTAATAGGTCTTCTACGGTTTCTGTAGACAACACAGCAAGGTCACCCTCCCTTGATAAAGAAGCATTGATTTTCGTTAAGCAGGGGGACTACGAAAAGGAATATTCCCTTGATATTAATTACAGTTCAAAAACCCCGGCCACGGCACAGCTAAACTTGACTACACTCGAGATGCTGCGTTAACTTATAGATTAACTTCGACTAGTGCTGTATCAATTGTGGGAGGGGGCTCAGGGTATGTAAATGGAGATGAATACAAAGTCGTAACTTATCCCACATCACATACATATAACACCGTAACTTATGATGTTACCGTAGGAGGCGGGGGGGACACCAGTGTCACAGTAGCTGCGAACACAAATGGAACCATCACTGCGGCACCTCTTGCAAACATTGGACGTAGCATTGGGTTTCGAGGAGGAGGAGGAATAGCGAATCTGGGGAGGAAAGACCAAAATTTAGGCCCTACAGTTACTCTAACTGTGACATTAGAGAAATCACCTGGACTAGGAGGAACCACTAAATACGACAACGAAGCGCTTGTTACGGCATACTCGGAAAGCTCTTCAAAAGCTTATCATTCAGATACCTCACGAATTACTGAACTTTTAGAAAAAGGAAAGGACGGAATGGCAAGCCCAACCTATGGGGGTGGCGCTCATCTCCCAATTTACGAAGCGGGCTTTGAAGACGAGTTTACTGGCATAGGCGCAGGGACAAACGCAGAGTTTACTTTGGCCCGTGAGGGGAACTTAATCGTCCTTACACGTAAGTTAGATTCTAGCAACAATGAGCAAAGCGACTTTAAGATAAAAGCTAAGGATGGACTTGGTGGAGGGGCACTGGGAGTCGTCTACAAGGAGGTAGGCGCAATCACAGACCTTCCCTTGTTTGCTAAGAATGGCTTCAGGGTGAAGGTAAGGGGCGATGGTGACCTGACTGCTGATGACTACTACGTTGAGTTCAAGACAGACGATGAGAATCAAGACATTGGGCCTGGCTCGTGGGTAGAGACAATAGCCCCAGACACTGTCCTTAATTATGCCTCCGCAAGCCTGCCTTTGTTCATCACTAACACGGGCCTTAACGAGTTCAAACTGGAGCACCTTAGGACGGCACCGAGGAGCGTAGGGGACGAGACAAGTAATCCCTTTGCCTCATTCTCCGGCCAAGTAATCCAGAACAGTGTGTTCTTTAAGAATCGCTTAGGGTTTGTCTGTGGTAGCAACGTAATCCTTTCCGAGGCAGGGCTAGGCAGGGAGAATGCCCAAGGACTATTCGAGTATAACTTCGGACGAACAACAGTCACAACTCTCCTCGACTCAGACCCGATTGACATCAGTGTGGAGTCAGACCGAGTCACTAACATCACGGCGGCCTCTGCGTCCCAAGAGAACCTAATCTTGTTCGCTGAGAATGGACAGTTTGTTCTCAAAGGAGAGGAACTCCTGACGCCCCGCACGGTCTCAGTGAAGCCCATCACGAACTTCAAGTATAACAATGAGACTGACCCGGTGGCGATTGGTTCACATATCTATTACCCATTTGACCTAGGGAACAACACAGGCATCAGGGAGTTTGCACTGAACAAGACTACGGACGTCTATGAGTCCACGGAAATCACTGAGCAAGTCCCTCGGTATATCCCTAAGGACATCACATACTTCTCTGGGTCGCTCTCAGAGAACCTGTTAGGCATCCTGTCGAATGAAGATGACCAGTCCCTTTACATGTATCGCTACTTCTTTAGTGAGAACAAGAAGGTGCTGAGCTCATGGTTCAAGTGGGAGTTCAACATGAAAATACGAGGCTTTGAGTTCATCGACTCAATGCTCTATCTGATTGTTGCTAATGCCACAACGAACATTTCTTCTATAGTAAGTATTCCACTTAACTTTGATGGGGAGGATGAAGGGCTTGCAGCATACACTGTGAATGGAGGCACACTGACCACAACCCTCACCGTTTCTCCTAATGACAATGTCACGCACTTGGACATGCGGGTCCCTGCGATTGTCCATGATGATAAGATAAAGTTCCCTACGTATACAGCAGGGAGTAATAAGCCATTCAGGGAGAACATCAGCACATTTGTAGTGGCTGGGACATCATCCAGTCCTTATACAGCCACCTCTGATATTGCAGTATACACTGACAGGGGCATAAAGATACCTGTGACCGTCACGAATGTAGGAAGCTCTTCTTACCTTGATGTAGTCGCTACAGGAACATGGCCCGATTACACCTCAGTGTGGGTAGGCTTTGAGTTCCCTAGCACCTACACGTTCTCTGAGCAAATCTTCAAAGGACAGGCAGGGCAAGCAAGGACCCCTAATGCAGCCGCTAAGCAGTTTATCAAGAATCTATCTCTTTACCATACGAACACATCAGACTATAAGGTCAAGGTGACGCCGGATAAACGAAGCACGTATACCAACGAGTTCCCTGAGACCTTCACTGGTGTAGGGAGCTCCTTACGCACGGAACTTAAGGACGGCTTCTTTAGGGCCCCTGTGTTTACTTCGAGTAAGAATGTGGAGATCAAGCTAGAGAACGATGGGGCTAAGCCAAGTAACTTCCAGTCTGCTGAGTTTGAAACCTTCCTACACACACGGTCGAGCCGATATGGAGCCTAAGCACACCTATGGTGATTGTTCTATTGTTCCTGCAACAATGTCCCATGCAAACAAGCTTAAGGATAACTTACGGTTCCACGATGCCCTCGAGTGTGAACTCTTGGGGTCTTCCCCTAAGAAGGCATTGAACATCGCACTGTCACTTGACCGAAAGACCTACACGGCACTTGGGCCAGACAAAGAACCGTTCGCTATGTTCGGCTCGGGGAAGGCAGAGGACGGTGGGTATATATGGATGCTAGGCACACCAGATGTCACCAAGCACAAGAAGAATTTCGTCAGGGCATCTCGCGCCTGGGTCCAACACCTTTCCAAGCCCTTTGGGTTCACTTCTAATGTGGTCCTCAAAGATAACAAACAAGCCATCCGTTGGCTTAAGTTCTGTGGCGCTAAGTTTCTACAAGAAGTAGAGATCTCGTCGCATCCATTCTACGAATTTATCATTACAACAAAATAAACTACTATGTGTTTACCAATGTTAGCCCCCTTAGGGACAGCGCTCCTAGGCGGGGCAGTCACAGGAGGAGCAGCAGCCGCAGCAGGCACCATGGCGATCTTCGGGCCACTTGCCCAGGGGATGCTCACAATTGGCGCACAGAAGCAACAGGCGTCGATGCAGGCCGAGGCACAGAAACGTGCTACGATTGCTGAGAATGCCAGATACAATCACCAGGCCTCCGCGATGCGTAAACAGCAAGCCACGGAGTCCCTACGACTTGCCCAAGAAGTCTCAGCGGTCAACAGGGCCAGCATGGAGGCCATGGCACGCAAGGAGGTCGCAGCAGCCGAGGGAGGCATCAGCCTTCAGTCAGGGAGCTTCTTGGCAGAGATGAGGGACCTGGAGAAACAGGTAGGCGAACACAACTACGCCACTCAACAGAATCAATACTTGGCTGACCAGGCTTATGAGATGCGAACGCGTGACCTTGGGCTTATGTCTCAACAGAACTACGTCAACATCAACAAGCCAATTGCAGCACCTAATGTCCTTGGGACTATGCTAGGCGCAGCCACACAGAGCCTTGGGAACTACACAGGGGCTAAACGGATGCAAACAAGACAGATGACACCCGCACTCCCCTCAAGCTCCTAAAACAACTTATCCTTAATGAAACGCAGAGATTTATTTACCAAGCCAGGCCGTGAGCAGGTTCCATTCAACTTGAGTGCCCCCGCGATCACAGGGAAACCTTTCCAGGCAGGACAGTATTCAGTGGCAGTCCAGTCCCCTGTGCCTGCCTCACAGACGTCCTTGGGAAGGCTAGCAACAACGCTAGGTCAGATAAATCCAGCAATTAAGGCATACGGGCAAGCCCAGCAGGCTGAAACAGACCTTCAGAAGACGACCATAGGGCTCCACTACTCAGCGATGGGTGAGCAAGAGAAGAAGGCATACGCAGCACAACTTGCCACAAAAGAGAAGATTAACTCTAGGTTCCGTGGGGAGGACTACGAGACGAACCCAGTGGCCACCTTGTATGCTAAGGAGCTCATTGGGGCCGACCTTGTGGATGACTTCCAGAGCTTGGTTGAACTGAAGAAAGAAGAGTTTATCCAAGCGCGAGTGAGGGCCATGGGAGACAAGCCGAGTCCTGTGGAGATCAACCAGTTCACTGGGAAACTCTTAGAAGAATTTAAAGAATTGCCAGAGAACAAAGGGATATTTGAAGATCCACTTATCCTTGATGGCTTCATGCGGGCCAGCGCCTCTGTAAGGAACAAATTAAATGTAGAACTGCCGACGCAAGCATCAGGGATTCACAAAGCAGAGGTAGTGATACCGAAGGCCGCTAACTCATTGGTCAGGGCAGTGAACATTGATTCAGATGAAATAGAAGACCCAGCGGTTTTAGCAGCAAGGATCAAGGACGCTTGGGCAGTCACAGGGGCACTCAACAGCCCAGAGCAACGGGCAGTCATTGCAATGGCACTTAACTCATTCCCTCCGACACTCGATGGGATCGCTGAGGCCGAAGAGTTCGTGGGGGCAATAAGCAGTGCTGGGATATCCATAGGCACCCAACCGTTAGACTCGGAAGACGACGAAGGGTTTGTTTATAATGAATTACTAGAGGAACTTGCGGACAAAAAGATTAAAATAGAAGAGAGGCTTGAAAGGCAGTATACACGATTAACTGCTAAGACTCTTAGGGAAACCAAAGATGAGGCTAATCAAATGATGGCCAACCCAGTCACTACTAGGGACGATGTTAATGAATGGGTGGATGAAAAGAAGGCAAGCTTAGAAGAAATCACAGACGCCCAAGAAAGGGACGCAGTAAGGAAGTCTTACGAACTGCTTGAAGCCTACCTAGGGACTAAGCAGGATGAGGATGTAAGGGCATTGTTCAGGGGAGTGGTGACTGAAATTATATCTACCCCGGTGTATGCAGGTGACCTCGAAGGTAAGTTCCAAACTCTACTTAATGAGGAAATACAAGGAGTGGAGGGGGCTTATGCGAACGTGTTGAAGCAATATGGGGACTTCATGCAGAGACCGCTGGGTGATAATCTTCCAGATATGGCACGAGACCTTACATCAAAAGGGATGCAACTATTAGTGAATCCTAAGATTAAGTTCAACAGAGAGGTCAGGGACTTGTCTGAAAAGCTAGCCAATACACTCCCCGGTCAGCCCTTTGACTACAAAGATTTTGCCACAGTGACTATCCCTGAGGTAGGGTATGATAAATTTAAGCAGGAATTATTCACCAAGATGTTTAGCCAGCGCCGTGAGGAGTTGATGGAGGAAAGCATGGAGAATATCAAAGCTATGCTCGCGAAGGACAAGGAGAGAATAGATAAGATACAAATTGAGAATGCTCAACAGGTAGAGAAAGCTCAAACCCTAACCAAGGCAAAGGCACACCTTTCTGTTTTAGATGTGAAAGATGCTCAGCGTTCCGGGTGGGACCCAGTGAGTGGGAAAAGATATGAAATAAAATCAGAAGTTAAGCTACGAGGCTCGGCGGCACCCTCAGAAGTAACCAGCGAATACGACTGGTATGGGAACTTGGTAGGGGACTTCAAGAACTATTTTTTCGCAGAGACAAGAACAGCGGCACAGGTAGACACGTTCTACAAAGCTGTGGAAGATGGTTTTGACCTGGGGGCTTATGATGGCCAAAAGTCAGGTATCATCTTAGAACACTTTAA